TAGACCCCAACTATGTGGTAATGAATAAGTTGGTAGCTCCCAGTGGTGTTGCCATGATTACAGGCCTACCCGGGACACTGCAAAATTCCACGCCCTACGGGACTATATTCTCAACCAACCCCATGGTTAAGAAGTACGATTGTGGCAACTGGCGTGACGCTATGAACTACAACGATGTCTGGGCGCATGGGGTCGTGGCTAGATGGAATGGACATGATCTAGATTATGCCCACCCCAAACACGATGGTAGGCATACTGTGTATGCTGCTAATGACGTGTCAATAGCGATGCCACCTGTGCCACCTACAGCTGACACAAACCCGACTTCGTACATGTTCAGAGGGATGCACCCAAGGAAGTATGGCTTCGGCACATCTTTCCAGTGGGTTACAGACCGCAAGTTAACATTTAGATGGGCTAGGACTCAAAGTTATATGCTTGATGAACCTAAATGGCGTTCACCGCCAGCATATGTGCATGAGGCGCCTGCTATGAACGGCCTAACTATGACGGCCACTCCCCTATCTGCTTCTGAATACGTAACCACGCTCGTGTGTAAGTATGATATCCGCACTTCGGGTTTTCATCTGAGTTGGTCGAACGCGGGAGTAGTACTACCGCAGCGACAAGGGCCATCCGAGTTGTTGGCACAAGAAGCGAGTGCAACGAACACGCAAGGAGTGAGCACGGAAACGGAGCGAGGACCAGGGCCAGCACCACCGGATCTCCCGCCAACATGACATGTTCAGCCGTACCTCTATATCTTGAAGATATAGGAGATGGCAAAGTGCAGGACACTGACTTTTCTAACGCCACGTACACTCTTTTCGATTTGATGGACGGTATAAACACAGGGCTGGAACCAGGGTTTTTTCGCTTTGGAGAGGGTGGTTTGGCCCTCCATCCGCTGTACTTCAACAAACTTGGGGTCACAGCGTTGTACATACATATAGACACTCTTTTAACGGACAAAAATAACATGATACTTGCACGTATCAGC